GTATATGTATGGAGAAGGTGGATTATTCGGTGGTGGATTACAAGATCGAAAGATTGGTGGTCTGCTAAACGAAAGAGAAAACTTCTTTCATAAACCATTGGTAAACCTAAATCATTTCTATGATGTGAACGATCAAGTTAGAGTAAGTTCTATCTTGTATTGGTCAGGTGGTTCTGGTGGTGGTACTGGTACTTACGGAAGTGTATCAAGAGCTCCAGCAGTTGAGGGTTCGCCTTGGTATGCAAGTTCACCGTGGACATGGGATTGGAATGCTGAGATTGCTCAGAACTCTGCTAATGTAGATTCTGCTTGGTCAGAAACCGAAAACCGTTCCACAGGTATACTTCGTAATTCAATCAATAGACAAAACACCTATGGTTTGATTTCTAAATTAAACTATGATGTGAATGATGAACTTGAAGTTCAAGTCGGTATTGATTGGAGAACTGCTGGAATCGAACATGCTAGAGAAGTTCGTGATTTACTCGGTGGAGACTATTATGTAGACTTTGCTGATGACTTTGCACCAGATGGAAAGAAAGTTGGTTTAGGTGATATAGTTAATTATCACAATGAAACAACTGTTGATTGGTTCGGTGCTTTTGTACAAGGTAAATACGACATCGCTAAGTTCAACCTATATGGTATGGGTGGTGTATCCACTATTGGATATTCTTACTTAGACCATTTCGGTGGAGAGTGGGAGTTTCTTGGAACAGGACCTGCTACTTATGTGAAGAAAGACAAAGTAACTGCTGATAACATTACAACCTTTCAAGTAAAGGGTGGTGGTGTATTCAATCTTGACGATAGATTGTCAGCATTTGCTAATCTTGGGTATGTACAGAAACCACCTATTTTGGATAATGTAATTTCCTATGATGGTACAGTTGCTTCCGATCCTGCTAATGAGAAGTTCACATCAGCAGAGGTTGGTGGTTCTTACAGAAGTGGTAATGTTGCCGTTAAAGGTAGTTACTACAACACTCAATGGAAAGATAGAAACCTAACTCGTAATGTAGAAACGGGTGCTGGTGATTCAGGTGATACTGATATTATCTATTTAGAGGGTGTAGATCAAAGTCATAGTGGTGTTGAGGTTGAAGCTAAAGTTGCCTTACATGAGATGGTGGAAGTTGATTTCGCTTTCAGTAAGGGTAATTGGTTCTTCGATGGAGACGCACAAGGTGATTACTTAGAACAAGAGTATAATGAAGAAGGTCAGATTATCGGACAGATGACTACTGAATATACTTATGCTCTTGATAAGTTGAAAGTCGGTGATATGCCACAAACTGCTTATGTTGGTGGTTTAACACTAAAACCAATCAAAGGATTGAACATTCAAGGACTATTAAAAGTCTATGATGACAATTATGCTGATTGGTCACCAGAATCTCGTGAGGTAACAGGTGAAGAAGATAGGGCACAAGTTTGGAAAGCTCCTGGCTACAACAAACTCGATCTACACTTATCATACAAACTACCACAGATTGCTGGTTATGACTTGACCTTACATGGTCATGTCTTTAATGCTCTTGATAATGTATATGTTCAAGATGCTACTGATAACAGTAAGTACAATGGGTTCGGTGATAAACTTCACTTAGCTCATAATGCTGAAGTATTTTTGGGTACACCAAGATACTACAACATAGGACTAACTGTTAATTTCTAAAATGGTGATTTGGGGGCTTGAAAAAAAGCCCCCTTTTTATCAAAAAAACTCTTGACTTTTATAGGGTTTTGGTTGTATATTTACATATCGAAAATGGGGATTTTATTATCTAAATGTATCAGAATATTTACTTCGACATAAAAAAACAACAGGTTCATATTTGGGATGATGAGAAAGGTTATTATGTTATTCCATACAAAAGATATGCCTATGTAAGAGATAGAGCTGGAACTCACGTATCTCTATATGGAGATAGATTAAGAAAGGTTTATAAGTTTGAACCAACCACACCAAATTTATTTGAATCAGATGTACCGCCTGAAACCAGAACATTAGTAGACCAATACACAGATTCAGAAGAACTATCTAAAGGTCATAACATAATGAATATTGATATTGAGGTAGAAGTTACAGAAGGTTTTCCAATGCCTGAGGATGCTAACAATAAGATAACTTCCATAGCCACATATGATTCTAACAGCGATACTTATTTTGCTTTTGTATTGGATGAGAAAAACAGACTTACCTTAAAATCTAAGAATAATATTATAATAAAAAGTTTTGATACTGAATACGAACTCTTACAGGCATTTATGGTGGAGTATTTAAAATGGAAACCAACCATTATTACAGGTTGGAACATAGATACATTTGATATGCCTTATCTTTACAATAGAATTTGTAAGGTGGCTGGTAAAAATGTAGCTGATATGTTGTCTCCAATACAAACTGTTCAATGGAATAAACATCGTAAAAGATTTATGTTTGCTGGTGTTAGTTGTTTAGATTATCTCGCATTATATAAACTTTTTACCTATACACAATTATCATCCTACAGATTAGATGCTGTAGCAGAACACGAGTTGGGTGAAAATAAGATAGAGTATTCAGGCACACTAAATGATTTATATGAAAATGACATCGATAAGTTTGTAGAATATAATATACATGATGTTAGGTTAGTGAAACGAATGCATGATAAATTAGATTTTATCGATATGGCTCGTGGTGTATGTCATGTAGGTCACGTTCCATATGAAGATGTTTATTTTTCTTCTCGCTATTTAGAGGGTGCTATATTAGTTTATCTTAAAAACTTAGGAGTTGTTGCTCCTAATAAACCAATAAAACCTGATATGAGTAGTGGTGATAAATTCACAGGCGCTTATGTACAATCACCACAAAGAGGAAAGCATGATTGGGTATTTGATTTGGATATTACTTCTATGTATCCATCAGTTATTATGTCTTTGAATATATCACCTGAAACTAAAATTGGTAAGTTAAAGGGTTGGGATGCTGAAGAGTTTATAAAAGAAACTAAGAAAACATATACATTAGAATCTAATGGTAGGGAAAAAGGAAAGCTAACCGAAACAGAATTAAAAGATTTCTTTGATAACAATAAGGTTTCAGTATCTTCTAATGGTGTATTATATCGTAGCGATAAGAAAGGATTGATTCCAGCTCTATTAGAAAAGTGGTTCGATACTCGTGTGGAGTATAGAAAGTTGATGAAGAAGTTCGGTGATGCTGGAGACAATGATAAATACACATACTTTAAAAGTCGTCAGTTGATTCAGAAGGTGGTTCTAAATTCATTGTATGGTGTGTTGGGTTTGCCAGTATTCCGATTCTATGATTTGGATAATGCGGAAGCTACCACACTTACAGGTCAAGAACTAATTAAGTTTACCAAAAAGATAGGCAATCATTTCTATAATAAAGAATTAGGAACTGATAAAGATTATTGTATTTATATCGATACTGATTCAGTATTCTATTCAGCAGTTCCATTGGTTAATAAACGATTTCCAAATAAGGAGTTTACAGAAACCAGAATGAGTAAAGTAATTTTAGATGTGGCTGATGAGATGCAGACTTATCTGAACAAATCTTATGATTACTTTGGTAAGAGATTTCTTAACTTAGATAAACATAGGTTTGAGATAAAGCAGGAGTTGATAGCTAAATCAGGTTTGTTCATTGTGAAGAAGAGATATGGTATGAAGATTATAAATGACAATGGAGTAAAGGTAAACAAACTGCATGTAAAAGGTTTGGATTTAGTTCGTAGTAACTTTCCAAAGGCTATGGGGCAGTTGTTAAAAGATGTGTTGGAAGATATATTGGCTACTGTTCCAAAGGATAAGATAGATGAAAGAATTATAAACTTTAAGGAGTCTATGAAATTAGTAGACTTTGATAAGATAGCTATGCCAACAGGTGTGAAGAACCTAAAGAAATATAGTGCGGGTAAGAACGGAAACTTTACTCAGTTCGCTAAGGGAGCTCCAGCGCATGTTAAGGCTGCTATAACCTATAATAACTTATTAGATCATTTTGGTGTTGGTGATAAGTATGAGAAAATAGGTAACTCAGAAAAAATTAAATGGGTGTATCTAAAAACAAATGAGCTTGGTTTAGATTCGTGTGGTTACAAAGGATATGAAGACCCACCAGAAATAGTTCAGTTTATGAAAGATAATATTGATTATAAAAAAATGTATGCTCAAATGTTAGAGAAGAAAATAATGATGTTTTATGATTCACTAACTTGGGATGAACCTGTAAACAAAAAGAAATCTATAGAGAGGTTTTTCTAATGGTAAAATTATACACCACTTCAAGATTAAAAAATTGTCCAGTTTGTGATATGGCGAAAAAATTTCTACATAAACATAATGTTGAATATCAAGAAATAGATGCTGCAGTTGAAAGAGAAGCTTGGAATGAGATGTTTAAAAAAACAAAAAAGATTATTTTCCCACAGCTGCTAATCGGAGAAGTTAGTATTGTTGGATGGCTACCACCTGAACAAGAGTATAAAATAGTAGATTTATTAAGAGAAAATAAAATTGATTTTGAACAATAACTTTGATATATATATATGTATATATCTATTAACAAATAAGGAGTGATAAATGAATAAAAATTCATTGAACCGTTTCATTGACAAATACTATCTTGGAGGAAATTGTTCCTCTGTTGTAATAAAAAGTGATGGTAGTAACCTATCCACTAGATTTATTACGGGCGATAAGAATTTGCTTGGTGAACTTAAAATGTCAGATTGGAAATTTGATAAAGCTGAGCTCGGTGTATATAATACAGAGCAGTTACTAAAACTACTTTCAGTTATGTCAGACAGTATTTCTATGAATTTGACAAAAGCTGGTGATAAAGTTGTTTCATTGAAAGTATCAGATAGTGAGGGTGATGTTAATTACATGCTTTCCGATTTATCAGTAATTAATAGGCCACCAAACCTTAAATCTGTTCCTGATTTTGAGGTTAAGATAAAAGTTGATAAATCTTTTATGGATAAATTTATCGCTGGTAAGGCTGCATTAGCCGACACCGATAACTTTACAGTATTGACAAGCGATGATGGTGTTAAGGTTGTAATTGGTTACGCTGAGATAAACACTAATCGTGTTACTTTGCCAGTTAAAACAGAATCTTATGAAACAATAGATAATGTTTCCTTTAATGCTAATCTATTTAAAGATGTGTTGGTGGCTAATAAGGAATGTGAGAGCGCCACATTAGAGGTAAGTTCGCAAGGTTTGGCTCGCATCAACTTTAAAGTTGATGAGTATGACGCGACATATTGGTTAGTTGCTGATACAGATGTGTAGATGGAGTCTTATGTAGACAAAGCAAAAGTATCTTTAAAGCCAGTCCATAAAGGACTGGCTAGAGATATGATTGTAAGAAATCACTATAGCCGTAAAATGTCAGCTTGTCGATATACTCTTGGAGTATTTTACAAATCTGATGGTCACAAATTTTTTGATGGTGAAACAGAAGATTTTATTGGTGTTGCATGCTATGGTTTTCCTGTTGGTAGAAGAGTTGTCGGCTCGATATTTAAAGAAGAGATTATACAAAATAAAAATATCTTAGAATTAAAAAGACTATTTATACACGATGGATATGGTAAAAATATTGAGTCTCACGTTATATCTTCTTCTTTTAAATGGATGAAACAATACGCGCCAGATATTAAAGTGTTAGTATCTTATGCTGATCCTGAACAATCGCATGATGGTGCTATTTATCAGGCTACTAATTGGATATATCAAGGTTGTGGGGACTTTCAGTTAGCTCCTACATATTCATTAAGATTGAATGAAGAGGATGATTGGATGCACAGTAGAAATGTATATTCAAGATATGGTTCAGCAGCTCCTAAAAAATTAGAAAAAGCTATAGGAAGAGACTTCTGGTTAAAAAAAGAAGCAAGTAAACACAGATACATTTATTTTCTTGGTAATAAAAAAGAGAATAGATATTTTAAAAAAATGATGAAACATCCTGTTATGGATTATCCTAAAAACTATAAACATGATGTGGAAATAATAAAAGTAGAGGTAGAAAATACAAAATGGGAGAATTAGGTTTACATACCCTTTGGGTTGAAAAATACAGGCCACAAAACTTAGATAAATATATAGGTAATGAACACCTAATTGAAAAGGCTAAGGTGTGGATAGAATCAGGTGATATTCCACATTTATTATTATATGGTAAAGCTGGTACAGGTAAAACCACATTAGCAAAAATGTTAACAAATAGTATAGATTGTGATTATCTATACATCAACGCATCGGATGAGAGAAAGCTTGAGATGGTCAGAGAAAAGGTTAAAAGTTTCGCATCAACTATTGGTTTTAAAGATATGAAGGTTATTATTTTAGATGAGGCTGATTACATTACACCAACATCACAAGCAGCTCTTCGTAATGTTATGGAAACTTTTTCTAAGCATTGTAGGTTTATTTTGACTTGTAACTTTGTAGAAAGAATTATTGATCCGATACAGAGTCGCTGTCAATCATTTCAAATAATTCCGCCATCTAAGAAAGAAGTTGCTATACATCTTTCAAATATTTTAAAAGAAGAAAGTATTGATTATTCAAATGATAATGTGGTTAGTTTAGTACAATCTGGTTATCCTGATATTCGTAGAGTTATCAATTCTGCGCAAAGACAGGTTGTTGATGGTAAATTAGTTGTTGATCAACAGGCACTAATAGAAAATGATTACAAATTAAGTCTTATTAAAATACTAAAAGAAGAAAGTAAAAAAGATGCTTTTAAGAATATTAGAAAGTTACTAGCTGATTCTAAGGTTACAGATTTTGCAGATGGTTTTAGATTATTGTATGATACGTTAGATGATTGGGCTGTTGGACATACTGCTGAATGTATTTTGACTTTAGCAGAAGGTCAGAGAGATGACATAGTTGTAGTGGATAAAGAGATAAACTTTATGGCTACAATGGTCAAAATATTAACAATAATAAAGTGAGGTTATTATGAATATGAAACCACGAAAACCATTACCACAACCAAAAGTCAAAGTCGATTTAACAAAAGCTGATAATATGAAATGCGAGAAATGTGGTAATTACTCTTTTATACAATCTTTCTTTCTTAAAAGATTATCACCATTGGTATCGCCTACAGGTGAAGAAGCTATAATACCTATACAGGTTTATGCTTGTGGTAATTGTGGAACTGTACCAACAAAGATGATGCCAGATGCCTAATATTAAAAAGAAAGGTTTGTTTGATCATGTAAAGCAAATTACAGATTTTCAAAGTCCTAATTATTGGGATGAGATATCAGAAGAAGATAAAAAGACTTGGTCTAATTTTATGATAAATAGATTTTTATCTATGAAAATGGATTGGATAGAAATTGTAAATGAGATTCAAAAATATCAATTAGAGCCAAAAGAATTATATAAATTTTATACAGATATATTGCCAAAGAAAAGACAATGGTTAAAATATATCAAAGGAGATAAGAAAATGAAGTATCCTAATTGGGTTTATGAAATAGTAGCTAAAGACTTACAATGTAGTCTAAAAGAAGCTGCTGAAGCTGTAGAAACATATGAGATGTCATATGGTGGTCAAGCAGAACTAACAGATATTCTAATGAAGTATGGTAAAACAGAGGATGAGTGTCGTAAGATTGGATTATGAGCGTCACCAACTTTACAGTTGAGCATATAAATAGAAAAGCAGTTACAACCTTTATTGAAAAACACCACTATTCACATAACATAAATGGTATTCAATCATATTACCATTTTGGTTTGTATACAGAGGGTAATTTTGGATTACCTAAAATGATAGGAGCTATGTTGTATGCTATGCCTTCAATGCCGGATACAGCAGCTAAGTATAATCCAATCAATCCTCGTAGATGTATGGAATTAAGAAGGTTGGTTTGTATTGATGATACACCCAAAAATACAGAGAGCTATTTTATTGGTAAAACTTTGAGATGGTTAAAACAAAATACAGATGTAGAAGTTATAGTTTCTTTTGCCGATCAACATTATGGTCATTCGGGTATCATTTACAAAGCTAGTAACTTTGATCATTTTGGAGAAACAGCAAAAGCGAGAGTATTAATGGTTGATGGTAAAGAGTATCATCCAAGAACAATGAATCAAAAAGATAAACCCTATGGTCGTGCTATTAAGAAAAGATATTTAAGTGGTGATGAAAATATATTTTGGAAGAAGAGAAAAGCCAAA